CACATCACTGCCAGCAGATCGCGTTTCGAAATTGCTGACTGCGTGGAAAACCGCACGTGCTTCACGCAGCACAGCATTTTTAAACGCTGACGTAACACTGGAAACAATTGGTTACGATCCACGCAATTTGCAGTTAAATGAAGCAAGAAATTACGTATCGCTTGAATTGTCACGCGCGTGTGGTTTGCCTGCATACTTCACCGATTCACAACAAAGCAGTTTTACTTATTCCAACGCATTGGATAAGCGTCGCGACCTTGTGGACTTCGCGTTTAGAAATTACATGTCAATCATTGAACAACGTTTATCTTTCCCAGATTTTACGCCAGCAGGTAATCGCGTTTTGTTTGATCTTGACGATTTCCTACGCGGCAACCCTTACGAACGCGCGCAGGTTTATGAAATCTTGAATCGTATTGGCGCAATGTCAATCGAAGAAATCCGCGAGGAGGAGGACATGCTGCTATGAAAAAAGTCATCACACCAATGAAAATCACGGCTGCTGATTCAAACAGTCGAACAATTTCCGGTCGCATTGTGACATTTGAGGAAACTGGAAACGCTTCAATTGGCAAGGTGCAATTTGCTGCTGGTTCAATTGAACCGACTGCCGTTTTGCTAAACCTTGAACATGATCGTACGCGCAGAATTGGAAAAACTTTAGACACTGCAATTTCAGCTGACAATTCAGGAATTGACGCAACATTCAAGATCGCAGAGACAACTGCGGGAAATGACGCATTGGTTGAAGCCATGGAAGGTTTGCGAGATGGTTTCAGCGTTGAAGTTTCGTTTGACGAATACGAAACGTTAAAGGACGGAACAGTCAGAATTCTTGCAGGTGAATTGACAGCCGTTGCATTGACCAGCGAACCCGCAATCAGATCAGCCCGCGTTGAATCAGTCGCGGCAACTGAGGACGAACAGATTTCAGATTCGACAATCGAACCTGAAGCAACACCAACAGAAAAGGACGACGAAGTGGAACACACCGTTACACCAGCGGAAGCCGTCGAAACGGTCGAAGCCGCACAGTCAGTAACAGCAACATCAAACAAGGTGGGCGGCTGGAAAGCCACACCACGCATTGAAATTACTGCTGCAAAGTACCTAGAAAACAAAGTGCTAGCAGCAACAGGCGACGAAACTGCGCGCCAGTACGTTTTAGCAGCAGACAACACAACTGACAATGCTGGACTAGTTCCAACACGTCAATTGGCTGAGGTAATCAACGGACTAGGCACAACAGTGCGTCCAAGCATTGACGCAATCAGCCGCGGTTCATTGCCTGACGCTGGAATGACATTTGAAATTCCAAAGATCACTGCAATGCCAACAGTCGCTGTTGCGGCTGAGGACGCAATTTTCTCAGATACCGACCAAAACTCAGCGTTCCTTTCAGTGGACGTCAAAAAGTTTGCCGGACAACAGAAATTCAGCGTTGAACTTTTGACAAGAACTTCACCATTGTTTTATGACGAACTACTTCGCAACATGGTTGCAGCAATGGCAAAGGCGCAAGATAAGTACGTCAACGATCAACTAGTCGCGGGCGCAACTGCTGACGCAACAACAATCACGACATACCCAACAGCAGCTGAATTGCTTGGTTTTGTTGCACGTGGTGCAGCAAGCGTTTACGGCGCGACTGCTGGACTAGCAAATCCATTTGCACGTAACATTCTTATGAACACTTCACAGTGGTCAAACGCAATGTCACTCAACGACGCTGGACGTCCAATTTACAACGCTTCACAGCCTTCAAACGCTGGTGGCGTAGTAACACCAACCTCATTGCGTGGAAACATTGCAGGGCTTGATCTATACGTCACAGCAAACACTGCTGCGACTACAGACATTGACGATTCAATCATGGTCATCAACCCAGACGCATACACATGGTACGAAGGAACTTCATACCAACTACGCGCTGAATCAACAGCAGACGGTTCAATCACAGTCGGCGTTTATTCATTCGGTGCAGTCGCCACAAAGATCGCAGGCGGCGCATTTGGTGTAAACAAGACTTCATAATCACAACCCACTAATCATGCGGCGGGTTCTCCCGATCTCGCCGCAGCAGATCGAAAGGAACGGACATGCCAGCCATTGTCACAGCAAGCCAATTGCGTACGGTGCTTGGCGTGTCCGTTTCCTTATACAGTGACAGTTATCTGGACGAAATAATCAACACTAGCGAGGCGGTCATTTTGCCAATGCTGGTTGCAAATACTTCAGCAATTCAGTCCTACAAACTAGAATCAAACGTCGCTTATTTCTACACGCAGCGCGATCATCATTTTGTTGCAGGTCAAACCGTAATTGTCACGGGTTTGCCAGCACCGTTTAGCGCAACATTCACAGTCGTCAGCGCGACACCGTATTCATTCACCGTTGCATTGACTTCATCAAATGTCACATTGCGCGAGATCATTCCAATGGGTACAGCAACACTTCAAGGCTATTCAGCAGCTGATTTATACGCGACTAGCGCACCAATTGAATCAGCAGTCCTTGCAGTCAGCGTTGAAGTATTTCAGTCACGCGTTGCAGCAGGTGGCGAGATTCAGGGCGTAGATTTTGCCAGCACCCCTTATCGCATGGGTCGTAGTCTCACAAATAGGGTTTCCACATTACTTCAGCCGTTTTTAGACGTTGAAGGAATTTGCCAATAATGCCAGCCAATTCAATTGCAGAAACACGTGCAGCCCTAGCCAACGCGTTCAGCGCGTTATCTGCCACATGCTATTCAAGCGTTCCTGAATCACCAATACCGCCTGCAATTGTGATCGTGCCAGATTCGCCCTACATGGAGGTTGCGTTAATCGGCAAGGCTTCAACAAAGGTCAAATTAAATTTTGCAATCAGTGCAATCGTTGCGTCAAACAGCAACGCGGCGTCACTGGACAATCTGGAAAAACTGATAATCGGAATTCTTGCGGCAATGCCCGCAGGATACGTCGTGGGCGTTATTGAAAAGCCAACGGTGTTGGAGGTTGGACAATCTCCCATGCTGGTTGCTGACATAAACGTTTCGACTTACTACACACAAACTACCTAGGGGACAAAATGCCAACGACAATCATTACGGGTCGCGATCTAGTCGTGACCATTGCAACTGTTAACTACGACGCACAGGCGACCAGTGCGACGCTAGCAAACTCACCAACCGTTGAGACTTACCAAACACTTGACGGCAAGGCTTACAAGCACATTGACGATCAGTGGACTTTCGACGTTTCAATGCTTGCAGACTGGGGCGCGTCAGGATCATTGTGCGAAGCACTATGGACAGCATGCGAAACAGCACCAAATACAACATTGGCAGTTTCATTGACTGCCGTGACTGGCGCAGTTTTTGCGTTCAACGTAATGCCAGTATTCCCAGCAGTCGGCGGGGCAGCACCTGACGCGCAGACCGTTGACCTATCATTTGTCGTAGTAGGAACACCTACTGAGACATTCAGCTAAGAAATAACAATCGGGAGACAAAATGAAGTTACCAATAACAATTGAATACAACAATGGCGACCAGATCACCTACACGGCAGCACCGCCTGAATGGGTGAAGTGGGAAAAACATACGGGTCACACAATTTCACAGGCGCAGGAAAAGATCGGAATTTCTGATCTGGTATTTCTTGCTTATCACGCCATGAAGCGCGAAGCCGCTGGGAAACCAGTCAAGCCAATCGAAGCATGGACGGAGACAATCTCCGAAGTGATAGTCGGTGAAGCAAACCCAAAAGTCACCCAGTCGGAAGCCTAAGTCGAATCGTTTGGGAGATAGCCCTGGCAACGGGGCTATCACCAAATGAATTTGATACCGCTGAGGACATTCTGACCGTTATCGAAATCTTGGAAAGGCGCGCAAATGGCAACTGAGGCAATCAGTTACGACAAGGCAGAATTACGCGCGATCCTTAAGTCATTCAAAGCAATGGACGAGGAAGCCACAAAACAAGCAAAGGAACAATCGTCTGAACTAGCCGAATACGTTCGCGGCAAAATCATTTCAGCAAGCGGTGGCGCGTCCAATCGGGTCGCAAGCAAAATTGCCCAGGGTTCAAAGGTATCTAAGTCATCAAAAATTGGTGAAATGTCATTTGGTTTTGCGTCGCAGAAATTAAGCGGTGGCGGTACAACCCAGCAATTGTGGGGCGGTTATGAATTCGGATCGAACAAATACAAGCAATTCCCAGTGTGGTCAGGGCGTGAAGGTCGCGGGTCACGGGGTTGGTTTATCTATCCAACACTTCGCAGCGTTCAGCCTGACATTGTAAAGAAATGGGAACAAGCATTTTCTAAGATAGTAAAGGACTTCGACTAATGGCAGGCGGAAGTCGTACCCTTAAACTTTCCATTCTTGGAGACGTTGACAATCTCAACAAATCACTGAAAACAGCCAGCGGCGACGTTGATTCATTTGGCGACAAGGTTGGCAAGGCTGGTTTAGCAATCGGTAAAGCCTTCGCCGCTGCTGCGGCTGCTGCTGGGGCTGCCGCAATTGCAATCGGTATTGACGCGGTAAAGGCTGCAATCGACGACGAAAAGGCACAGACGCAATTGGCGTTGGCGTTGGAAAATGCCACAGGTGCAACAGACGCACAGATCAAGGCGACTGAGGCTTCGATCCTTCAAATGTCATTGGCGACAGGTGTGGCAGATGATGAACTTCGCCCAGCCCTAGCGCGTTTGGTTCGATCTACGGGCGACACTTCAAAAGCACAAGAATTGTTGGCAACTGCCCTTGACGTCGCTGCTGCAACAGGAAAGCCAGTCGAAGCCGTCGCAAACAGCCTTGCAAAGGCTTATGACGGAAACACCACAGCATTGGGCAAACTTGGTGTTGGTTTATCAGCTGCTGAATTGAAAACAATGTCATTCGACCAGGTGCAAACAAAACTTTCAGAATTGTTTGGTGGCGCAGCCGCTGCAAATGCTGAAACATACGCAGGCAAAATTGCACGTGTTCAAATTGCATTTGACGAAGCAAAGGAAACGTTAGGCACAGCACTGCTGCCAATCCTTGACAAATTCTTGCAATTCATAAACAAAAACGCACTGCCAGCGATCCAAGCATTTACTAGCGCGTTTAGTTTGACTGGCACGGACGGGTTTGGGAAAACAATCAGTGAAGTCGGCGCAGTAATCAAACAAACAGTGCAGCCAATTTTTGAAGGTATCAAAAGTGTTTTTGATCGTGTCAAAACAGCAATTCAAAACAACAAAGACGAATTTGAATCATTTGCTGAAGTCATTGCGTTTGTTGCCCCGATACTTGGGCAGGTCATTGGAACAGCATTTGAAAACGCTGGCAAAATTGCAAGCATTGCAATCAACATTATTGGCAAAGTAATGTCAGCGATCAAACCATTGTTGAACATGTACATAGAAGGAATTAACCTAATCATTCGCGGAATCAACCTAGTCAAGACCGGTCCCGACATTGCGTTCATTCCCAAAATTGGCGATACGTCAGTGGCAACGCCAGGTGCTTCAGGTTTTAGCGGCACAATGCCAGGGGGCGGCAGTTTCACAACAGGCGGCGAGACAGCAGGCACTGGTGGTGGCGGTGCGGGTAACAAGATCACAACCAGCACGTTTGCAGGTGGTACAGGAGGTGGCACTGGTGGTGGCGTTACAACGGCAAGCAAGGCAGCAGTAACCGCACAAGCGGCTATCACTGGTTTAGGTGCTTCAGGCGTTTCAGGTGTTAGCACAACAAGCCTTGCAGGAATCTTGGCGGCGTCAGGCGGTGATCGCGGCAGCATGACTTCAGCAGGCACAA